CAGGGGATCGTTGTCGCCGAAGAAGGCCCGACCGCGATAGACGCGGCGCATCTCAGCACCGTCTGTGTGAATGAACGTGCCGAGGTCGCTGCCGTATCCGTTCGCCGGGGTGATCGAGGCGATCGTTGCAGTCAATGCGTCGAGCACCCGGCTCTTGAAGGGGACGTTTTCGGGCATCAGTTGAACCTATCCAGCAAGCGGAGAAACTCGGCTTCGAGAATATCGGAAGTTTCGGGTGCGATCTCTTCTGCGGTCGAAGCGAAGACCTGATCGACACTTGGGCCGAAGAGCAGGTAGAGATTACCGGCGACTTGGAGCATCCGGCGCTTGTTCTCCACCCGCTCGCCGGGTTTCAGGCGAATAGCGAGGCCCTGATTTGACTTTGTATCGATCGGCGCACTGCCCGCGCGCAGTTTCATCAGGAAGGCCCGCCGCATCAACTGGCCTGAGCCGGGTTTGACGCGAACACGAACGCCTCGACTGCTGGATGACGTAGCAAAACGGGCAAGCGAAGTGGGCCGGAAGCGACCGCGAATCCGCGCCTCAAGATCGTTCTCAGTTGCGCTCTTCGTGATCGACAGGCGGCCATTGGCGTCGGACAGGTAGGTTGCCGAGAAGCTGACCTGATCCCTGATCCGGCGAGAACCCAACGTGCGGGCTTTCTTCGTTGTGGTGTTGATAGCCATCCGGGCAAAACGGAGCACGCTCGCGGGCATTTCGTCGATCGAGGCGATCGTTTCGTTCAAGCCTTCGACAGCGACGACGTAAGGACTGCTCATGGCAATTCGACCACCGGAATAGGAAGGCCGATCGTTTCGGCCAGGGGCATGATAGCGACATCGGCTGTGCGGGTGATGTCGTTGGTGGGATCGGTGCGTTCGACGCGGTAGGCTTCACCTGCGACGACGGAGAAGATTCCTCCGTTGCGCGCGTCGGCCAGTTGTTCGACGAGAAAGATCACGCGGGGCGAAACTTCGACCATCTGCGCGTAACCTTTGACCTTTGATCCCATGTCGCCGGTTTGGGCAAACTGCCGATGCACGCGAATATCGACGGGAACCGGATCGGCCCCGTCGAAGGCAATATAGAGCGCCGGGACTTCCAACTGTTCGTGGATGTCCCGGCGTCCCTTGCGCAGCACCTCACGGAAGCTGCGGCGAGGCATCTTAGAGCAAGTCCCCGCCGTCGGTGCCAGCGGCAGCCTTCTCGGCAACGTCAGCGGCAGCCTTCTCGGCAACGTCAGCGGCAGCCTTCTTG